TTTCAAAGAACGCGGGTTATTGAAAAACTCTGCTGATCAATTAAGACCAGCAGAGCGGTGTGGTTACCGATCCATGTCGGCGATTGCCTCGGTCAAACACTCTTCGCACCATGGACTGCTATCTTTGTTTTGACTGGTTGGATCACCACATTCGATGCATTCACGTTCTTGATTAAGAGGACGACGACGACGAGCCGTCTTTCTTATCTTGATTTGATCACTGGTTGCTCGGAGCGATTGCCGTTTAGCCTCAGCAATGATCGTACGTCTTTCCATGAATGTCTCTAATGATAATACGTTGAGTTTTTGTTGAGCCGTGATGTGTAATCGCATCTTTTGTTCCTTTCAAAGAACGCAGGTTATTGAAAAACTCTGCTGATCAATTAAGACCAGCAGAGCGGTGTGGTTTATCCGATCAATCGTTCAAGTTCAGCGACGAATGCTTTCCCACCTTTCTCATTGATTGCTTCAAGAATCTTACGGGCTTTTGATTTGCCAAAGCGGAAAGGGAGTTTTTTCGGATCGCCGATTGTCATCAACTCATGACCATTGCCTTTGATGTATGTCACACATTCCAACTCCGATTTCAGTTCCGATGCCTCCATCTTGAATGCTTTTTTGGTTGACGATTTCTTGACGGTGGTTTTGCTAGCTGCCATGGTGGTAGCCTTTCTCGGTCGTTTTGACCGTTTTGGTTTTGGCCGTTGCTGGCCGGTTTGTTGAATCTCTCTGTCCTATCAAAGCGAAGCAACTAGGACAGAAGATTCAATTAAACAAGAGAAGAAAAGACTAAGATCTTATTGAACCTAAAGGTCTGAATGGCCGTCAAGCCACCCAGACCATGTGTTTACTTACGTTTTGACTCTTGAGCATCCTTCATGTCGATGATGTGAGTTGGATCACCGTCATTGATGTCAGACCACACGATGATTCTCACTTCATCCTCATGCTTTTCGATCAAGATAGGGAAGCCAAAGCCATCTTCAGCCGCCGCTTCACCATGACCCTCGGGACAGATGTAAATGCCCTGATTGTCTAGGCTGATTTTCACCTTGATTGCCGTTTTGTCTGATGGTAGGTCAGCCAAGTCCAGTATTGTGTGAACTATTTCTTCCATTTTGTTCCTTTCAAAGAACGCGGGTTATTGAAAAACTCTGCTGATCAATTAAGACCAGCAGAGCGTTGTGGTTACTCTAATTCGCCAAGTACTTCATCCAGCTTTTCGCCAAGACAGTCAAGACACCAAGGGCAATTGTCTTCATGATCAATCTGGTCATGGCATTCATCGCATTCACCATCAATAAGATAGCTTTCCGAGACTGGGATGTAGACAGTACCCAGATCGGCTCCATCTTGACTTAGTTTGTCTTGAATAGCTTGATCCAAAGCTTGCATTGTTAGGTCAATAGCGACCCAATCAGATCCATTGCTATTTCCAACACTATTTTCCGCCGCCATTTCGGGGCTTAAAGTGAGCATTTTGTTCCTTTCAAAGAACGCGGGTTATTGAAAAACTCTGCTGATCAATTAAGACCAGCAGAGCGGTGTGGTTACCGATCCATGTCGGCAGTCATCAATTCAAGAATCTTTTTTTGAATACGTTTTTTGGCCCAGCGGATTTCCTCTTCGGCTTCATCAAGGCAAAATACTGCATCTGTCAGTTGAGATCGATCCTTGACCATCTCCCAAATACATGCATCATCATGCATTTCGGCGTCGATTCTAATTTGGCCCAGATACTCAACTGCCTTATCAACGCGATTCTTAATTGATGCAATGCCGATAACTTGGTCACATTCGTCATACATGATTTGTTCCTTTCAAAGAACGCGGGTTATTGAAAAACTCTGCTGATCAATTAAGACCAGCAGAGCGGTGTGGTTACCGATCAGGGCGACGACGACGAGCTGTCTTTCTTGTCTTAGTTGAATCACTGATCTTTATTTGATCACTGGTCGCCGACAGTGTTTGGCGAATCGCATCATGGATAATCGTACGTCTTTCCATGAATGTCTCTAATGATAATACGTTTCGTTTTTGTTGAGCCGTGATGTGTAATCGCATCTTTTGTTCCTTTCAAAGAACGTGTGTTATTGAAAAACTCTGCTGATCAATTAAGACCAGCAGAGCGTCATGGTTTATCCGATCAATCGTTCAAGTTCAGCGACGAATGCTTTCCCACCTTTCTCATTGATTGCTTCAAGAATCTTACGGGCTTTTGATTTGCCAAAGCGGAAAGGGAGTTTTTTCGGATCGCCGATCGTCATCAATTCATGACCATTGCCTTTGATGTATGTCACACATTTCAGCTCCGATTTCAGAGCGGATGCTTCCATCTTGAATGCTTTTTTGGTCGTTTTCTTCGATGCTTTTTTGGTTGCTGCCATGGTAGTGACTCGCTTTCTGGTCGTTTTGACCAAGTGGTTGGTGGCCGTTGCTGGCCGATTTTGGGTCGTCCTGTCTTCTAAAACCTTTCTGTCTTTCTAAATCTCTCAATCCCCCACAAAGAAAGACGGAGGCTTTGGGAGTCATTCGGGGGATTGAAGATTTCTAAAGACTAAGAAAGTTTTAAGACAGGAAGATCTTTTAGGATTGAAGAATGAAGAAAGAATGATCTTTTTGAAGATTTTGATGCGTGTGCGATTATACATCGAAACTAGGGCCAAAAAACGGTGTAAAACGGGCACATATGATCGCGTGTTTGACACTTTGCTATTGACAACGGCCCAAATCGCTGTCTAAACTAGTCTTATGCTTGATTCACCTACGCGACAAAGCGGCGAAAATGTCAGGGCAAACTGCAATGTTGTCTCTAATGACTCATTCAGCGCGTCTTCGGATAAAAACAACTCTGGAGATAGCACTATAAGAGGCAGAATAAGAGGTGGTCGTCGAGTTTCGGAGCATTTGTGTGATCAGCTAGAACTAAATGAAGCTGATGTGAGGAAAATCGCCGTAAATGCTGATTTGACGATAGCGGAAAGGATGGCAGCAAAATGGGCACTTCGTTGTCTTACTGATGATACAACGAGAGGTGGCATTCCTTTGGCGTCTTATGATATCGACAGGCTGATGGATCGAACTGTTGGCCGTCCTAGTCAGCAAGTAAACATCACGGAAGAACACAAGACAGTCAATGTGATCAATCTAACTCGCGAGGCTCTTGACGATGCCAAGGAAGCGCTGACCATCGACATATAGTCACGGTTCTCTCTATACCCCGCGTTAACGCACAATAGAGTCACGGTTTTGTTTAGAAGCGTGATTGATCGAATTGCCCCTCAAGATGTGTGTGTTAACGCGTGTATCTTGGCGGCTCACCATCCTGACCCGCCTCTCAGATCGGGCAACGGATCCGTAAGGATAACGCAACTATATTCCACACAACATATTTCAAAACATTGACTGCCGTTAACAGGCTTTTATTTTATTTTTCAAAAACTCACCCCAACCCCTTGACTGCCGTTGGCAGGTATGGTAAGATAACGATATGGCACTTGACAGCAACAACAAAAGTTTCAAAGAGCTGATGGACAAGGCTATTGAGGAAAGCATCCCTACCCCGGAAGAGTTCTGGGGCATAATCGGTTCGTCACCGCAGTTCCTTGGCACGGCCCCTCAGGACCGCGAGCTTCTCGCCGAGCTCCTTGGCACCAAGGAGCTTCGTTACAAGTTCGAGATTTCGTCAACGGGCGGCTTAACCATTACGGATAGAGGGCCACGATCATGACGCGTTCAGACATCCCCGACGAGATCAGCACCCGTGCCTTTGACAAGGGTGAATACGTCACCGCCGAAACCAAGGAGGAGACGGATGACTGGCACGACCAGATGCAGGGCCTTCAGGATATTAGTGATGTGCCTTTGTTCTTGCGTGACCGCGACCAGCTTGAAGAATTGCCAGCCTCTGCGGCGGGTCGCGCGATGATGGCTGAAGACGAGTTCTTTAATAAGAAGCCAAGTTTATGGCAGAAGGTAAAGCGATGGGTGACTGGGAGTATATAAGAACAGGATTCGGCGACGACGCCGAGAACTTGCATTGCGGCGACTGTAAGGTTGCTTGGACTGGGCCACCTCGTTGTCCAGAGTGCGGCAAGGCAAATGAGTATAATGAGCGGACCCTCGATCACGAGGCGTACGTTAATGGCGTGTTTCTTCCTGTTGTTCAGGAGGTATTTGAAGACACGTTTTCGGTAATTGATTCCCCTAAATGTTTGGAGCATCCAGATGGCGACGACAGTTAAAATTGGTGACAGTTTAAAGTTTCATTTGAACGAGCAGGAGATTCATGGTTTTAAAACCTTCGGCGAGCCCGGCACTGACGGTCCTCACGAGGCGGAGGTTGTGGCTGTTGTGGGGGATGGTGGGCATGTGGATGTCGAGGCGATTGATAGCAGGGGCAACAAGCACCGCATCAACAACCTTCCAGTGAGTCCAGCCAAGTCAGGGCAATCTTTTGTTACAGGTTGCGAGGCAGTTACCGAAGTGGAAAAGCCACTTGGGACAGCCACATCAGAAGAGTCATCCACTACCTTGGATGGCTCTGCCGCCGTAGATGACATCGTTTCTAACGATCCCTCGGATGGTACTTTAGAAACATCGGATTAACCAAGCCCCCGGTAGCCGGATCGTCGGGGTTCCCTCGGCGGTTCGGTTTCGCCCGCTGTGATCCGACGTTGATCTACCCTGCCCCACAAAGGCACTTTGATGGGATGGGATCTGCAGAGCGTCGGGGAGTGGGCACTAACTTGTCGGTGCGGATTCATATTCGCCGCTTGTATAATGACGCAGGCTCTTGCCATAACCTTCAGCGAAAGCTGACCGTTGCCAGCAAGAGCAGGTGCTCCTTTAACCTCCGCATGATGGGGGTCGTGTACAAGGATCATGGCTGATTTTTTAACGTATTCTCTTTCTCCTCCGGCCTCCACCGTTTTTCTAGGCGGTGGAGGCTTTTTCTTTTGGCATTCCGAGGTAGATGGTATGCCCCCGGGTGAACATACTTGCTGCTGCGGGTACTCCTATGGCGATGTACCCACCGCCATGGCGGTCCATGTAGAACAGGTCGCTCCCGCAGAGTGCTAGTTGGAGCCGCCGCTTTAGCGATGCGTTCTCGGCTTGCAGCGTTGCTAATAATTCATTCATTACAAATACTCCGTGGCGTGTCCTTTGCGGATCAAGTGCTTGTTAACATCGGTTCTGTCGTGATAAATCGTTGCTAACCAGCGACCATACTTGCCTTTTCCGTGCGTCCTAACCAGCACTTCTTTATGTAAGATCAAACTTCGCAAATAGTCTCTTGCTTCGTAGGCTCTTTTCTTAACGTCGCCGTGAGTGCCGCGCAACTCAGGTGTATCAATACCCTTGAGTCTTAGTTTGGCTGATTTAAGAATGATACCGAAACCAATGTCCAAGTCGCAAGTCACAGTGTCTCCATCATATACTCTTGTGATCATACCCACGTTAAGTCTTGTTGGTTGGCGACTCATAGTCTCTCCAATGCATCAATGCCATCTTGGATCTTCTGGCTGTAGCCCTTCAGTTCTTTGATGTGTTTCCTGCGTTCGTCGTCAATGTTCTTGCTGTCGCGGGTCTGGGACGCGAGCACGCCATTGATGATACCCCTGCTGATTAGCAGTGCGTGGCTTACTGTTTCACGGTTGGTCATTTCCATAATTATTTCCATTCTCTGCTGCCGATTCGCTCAATGCGTTCGGCGGGGTTAAGGTGATTAACGTACGTGTTGGTCGTTGCAATGTTACTATGCCCCAGTTGCTGCGAGATCATATGGAGCGGGACGTTTTCGTTCACGAGCTCATAGGCATGGGAGTGTCTCAGCCCGTGAGCATGGACACGATGTTCGATACCAGCTCTTTTCCCTATTCGCTTTAACATGTGTCTCACGTATGATGTATCGAGAGGTGTTCCATGCAAAGTGCAGAACAACAATCCCTTGGGCTTGACGGCGACCCACTGCTCGATGAAGACGAGGGTGCCTTGGTCTACAGCGACCACGCGAGATTTGTCACCTTTACCGTGCCGTACAGTAATGGCTCCTCTCTTGGAGTCAATGTCTCGTGCAGCAAGGTTGAGGGCCTCGCTACAGCGTAGTCCACTGCGGTAAAGTAGGGCGATTAAGGCTCGGTTACGAAGTCCGGTAGCTCCACGACCCCGGGCTTTAAGAAGTGCTTCGACTTCCTTGGGCGTGCAGATGCCCTCAAGTGCAGGGTATTTTTTACCCTTGTTGGCTGGAATAACCATGTGTGTGCTCCTTTTAAAAGCGTGATCCTAGGAGTATAGACTGCCAAAAGCAGTCTGTCAAGTTTATGACTGTAGCAATTGATCCAACGCCACTTTCTCACCAGCCCGTGTCTTACGGGATTCAGCAGCATTACAAGGAGCACGACCTCACGTATGAGAATGACGTATGGGAATGTCCAGAGACGGGGATGGTGGTGCCCAAGTTGTTGGATAAGAACTTGGCTCACCGGGCCAAGGTGTTGGATTATTGTGATAGCACGGAGCGGAGAGAGACGATCATGTCGATCTGCGCGAAGAGTCCTAATTACTGGTTAAACATTTTTGCTTGGACGCATCGACCGCAGTACACCAGTATTGATGGTCGTATCCGTGGAGCTGGTGCCAAGTGGCAGGACAGGGATGGGAACTGGCACAAGGAGCCGGGTCAGCATGCACCGATTATTACTTGGCCCGCGCAGGATTTGTATGTCGATGCGATGCACAAGTGTTTCTCGCAGGGCGGAACCTTGATCGCGGATAAGTCGAGGTCGCAAGGTGCGACCGTGTTGGCGATGTACATGATCGCTTGGGGATTGCTGTTCGATGATGGGTTCACCGCGTTGGTGATCTCGCGTAAGTCGGGCATGGTGGACAACGCCAGCAAGAACTCACTCTTCGGCAAGGTTGATTATGTGTTCAGCAAGTTGCCGGGCTGGATGATTGATGAAGGCAGGGACATCGAACGTCGCCGTGGTAACGAACCTTTGATCATGAACTCGGCGAACAATGACGCACACATCATTGGCGAGACATCCAACAAGGATGTGGGTCAATCGTTGAGGACGACGGTGACGTTGGTCGATGAAGCGGCACGTTTCCCTGACGGTCGTGCGTTGCTTAAATCGATCGACACCGTGTCGGCGGGTTACATCTACGCTTCGACACCAGCTGGACCCGGTACCGAGTTTAGCCAGTTGCGAGAGAAGGCGATGACACCGGAAGGATCGGAAGAGATCACGGTCGTCACCTTGGGTTACTGGGACCATCCCGACATGGGCAAGGGTAGGGAACTTGTTTGTGATACTGATGGCATCGTCACCGGCAAGGCGGGGAGTTACTTCTGGGAGTCGCCCGCGTTTCGGGTTGCGAGAGCCAAGTCAACAAACCCAAGAGACATTCGTGAAAACTGGTTGGTCGATCACGATACATCGGGCTTGTTGCTGATTGATTCAAACTCGCTGGCGAAGATGAAGGGCACGCTGCGGGAGCCGGACATCAAGGGGACATTCGATCCGGTGCATATGACTTTCCAGAGGAACGTCGCGGGCAAGATGAAGCTCTGGTGCAAGTTGGACAAGTACGGTTCGCCCAACATGAATGACAACTACGTGATCGGCTGCGACTTGGCCCAAGGGGTGGACGAGAGCCATACGGCGATTACGGTGATGAGCAGGACGACAGGGCAGATCGTGTGCGAGTATGTGGATCCTGCGATTGATCCGTACTCGGCGGCTAAGCTGGTGGCGGCGATGGGGGTCTGGTTCGGTGGGCAACATGGACACGCGTTCGTGATCTTCGAGCGGAATGGGCCGGGGCTGCCGTTCGGGCACGAGCTGGTGCGGTCAGGCTACCCGTTTATTTACTACCAGCGGCTGGAGGATCGACGCATCGCCAAGAAGACAAAGCGGTGGGGCTGGCAGAGTACTGGGGATACGAAGGAAATTATGTTCGCCACGCTCAATAAGTACATGCAAAATGGATGGTTTTTTACTTATTCTATGCAGGGCTGGGCAGATATGGGTGGCTGGGTCTATGATGATTCGGGTAAGATAGTGTGCGGCAGGTTGCGTGATTTGTCCACCGGAGCACAGACGCGACACGGTGACATTGCGATCGCCTATTGCATGTGCGTGATTGGAGTGACCGAGGCACCGCACTTCGACACCAGCCAGCCTAGATTTAGACCGGGGACGATGGGATTGTTGGCCAAGCATGGCCAGACCAAGCTGAAGACAGAGTTACCTGACCCTTTTGCAAGGCGATAAAATATGGCGTTTGATACAAATGAACTGCACATGTATGAAGAAGTTCACGCTGCAGAATTGCACCGGGACATGCATCTTCGAGTGACTGGGGATTTGATTAAAGATTATCACGGGCCGCACTGGCGGGAGGACCGCTTTGATGCGGTGGCTCCTGCACCAGAGAACCACGCTCTTGAGTGGCTGGCACTGGTGACCAACAAGATTATCTACGACAACCCCACGGTGAAGATCAGTAGTCGTCACTCGGGCATGGATCCGAAGATGATGGCCCGCTTTGAAGGGGCGATCAACCAGTGGGCGAATATGCAGGATCTCTGGAAGACCTTGATGAAGGTCTGGTACGACTCCGCGTTTGGTTACGGCGTGATACGGACAACGCTGGGTATGATGCCGGGGTACAAAGGCTTCCGCGTCGCCAGTGGGCAGCAGATCAAACCGCAGTGGCCGATCTCTCGACGTGTGCCACCGCATCGCTTTATCATCGACTACCGTTGTGAAGAGTTCCAGCAGGCTCGCTTTATGGGCCACGTTTGGAAGAGGGATCATAAAGATCTTCTCAAGCGAAAAGGATTCAACCATGACGCAATCAAAAAAATTGCGTGGGATGTCGGTCTCGAAAAAATTGGGACGCCGACCAATGATTACAAGAACGGGCCGTCCCGCAAGGAGATCGTCGGTTACGAAATTTGGGTGCCGGAACATACACTACCGGAAGCGCGAGGCCGGATGGGTGTCCACGGAACAATCTTTACGATGGGCGTCGGGGTCAACGGACGTGATGTGTCGAGGCCGCAATGGATCAAAAAACCGAGGCCCTATTACGGACCCAGTAATGGTCCATATACCATGTTTGGAACCTATCATGTCCCGGGGAGCGTTTATCCGCTTAGCCCCCTAGCCGCCACTTACCAGCAAGTTAAAGAACTCAACGCCCACTCCGTCGCCGCTTCAAGATCCGCTGCAGCCTACAAATCCTTCATCGGATACAACCCAGCAAATCCGAACGCGGGGCTGGCGGCAAAGCATGCTCGCAATGGGGAGGTGGTACCCATCGAAAATATGAGTGAGGATATCCGCGAGCTGCAAGTTGGCGGGGTGAAGCCGGAGATGTATGATTATTTGGGCAAGCTGCATGAACGTCGCGATCGTGTGACGGGTTTGTCCGACGCGGCACGCGGTAACGTGACAGGTGTTGGTACGGCGACTGAAGTTGCTGATGCGTCTGCGCAGCGTGACTCGCGGTTGTCGTTGGTCAAGAAACAATTCAACAGCCAGACGTCCGAGGTGCTCGACATTGCAGGCCACTTCATATTCAACAGTGAGTTCGTCCGCTTTAAAATGAGCAGTGCTGCGGCGTTGAAGATCAACCCAAGGCCCAAGAGTCTGCCCCAACCTTCCGAAGCAGACAAGATTGCAGCACAGATTGAAAACGGTGAGATCGACGATCCGTTTAATTTGGGTCTGCTGCCGTTTGGCAAACGTGTTGACGTGATTCGGGAGCAACTCGAATGGAATCCCGAGGTGACATTCCCTACTGACGAGCCCGGCGACCAGCTGGAGTCAATGGCCCAGATGACCGGGATGGCGTACGAGGATCTCCAGCTGCAGTTAGATCCCGCATCCATGGAACGTGTGGATCAGGCGTTGCTTCAGAAGCAGGCGTCGGACCAAGCGACACTGGTGAGCCAGATGGCACCAGTCATGTTGCAGACGCCGCACATCGAGTGGGAAATGCTGTTTGATACGTGGGGCTTGTCTCTAAACAACAGGAACTTTGCCGACTTGATCAAGGGCGACGTGCTTGCCCAGATGCAAGAGATGACGACAGGGATCATGCAGCAGCAGGCCGAGGGCCAACAGGGCGGGCAGTCTGGCGGCAGCCAGCAGCAGGTAGGCGTCGGCACTGGATCAGGCGGGGCTGTTGCATCTGGGCCGGGTGGACAGTATATTGATCAGGGACGTGCCAGTGGCAGGAACGTATCTAAAGCAGTCAGGTAAATTAAATGTCAAACAAAAAGCAGAAGAGCAATCTGTCTGAACTTCAGAAGCGTAAGCGAGCGAAGGACGCTATCCAAGATTCCAAGCGGCTGATCATGCCGAAGATCTTGGACGGTGACGAGGGGACGGAGATACCTGACATGCCGGAGAAGATTGATGAGGTGACTAGCAGTAAGACCTTCATTGATCAGGCAGCCCGCCGCATGCAGGTTTATGTCGTCTTTGATCATGTTGCCGAGAAGTATCACACCGAGTATCGCGGCATCATTACAGTGACGCAGCAGATGGGCCAGCACCGTCAGGAGAAGGACATTGCATTTTCTATCTTGATGAAAGAGGACACAGAGTTCCATCGCCAAGATCTGATCGAAGCTTACGTGTTGTTCTCTGAAAAAGCCCGCGAGTTCAAGGCGGGCATGTCCAAGAAGATCCGGGAACAATCGTCTACGCCAAAACTTTACACAGCATGATTTATCAATTCCAATCCGAAGATGGCGAGATCATTGAACGTGAATACTCCATGTCCAGCCCGCAAGCTGCAGGCAAGGGGATCACGGTCAAGGGCAAGAAGTACAAACGCATTCTTACCTCAGGCGCACATGCACCAGAGGTGAATAGCGGCTTCAAGGCTTACGTGTCGGTGGCCGCGCCCAAGGGTCTGGACAAGATTGATCCGTCTATCCCAATCGACAGAAAAACAGGCCGACCAGTGATTACGAATCACCGGCAAGAAAAAGAAGTGGCAAGGCTAACTGGCAAAGAATGGCTCTAACTGGAGACTCAAATGACGATTCCTAACGTAAGGCAAGAAGTGGACGTGGTCCGGCAGATCATCGCCAAGGTGAAGGCTGCATTGTCCTTGGTCGATGTAGCAGGAAACCCCTGTCAGTCCCACATCGGATCGACAGATGTCCTGCCCATCGCAAAGCTGGGTTATATGCTCGGCGTCAACCTCAATTCGATCGTAAACGAGTACGGCCAGCCCGCGTTGGCTGAAGATTTGATGCGGCCCGGGCAGTACCAATCGATCCATGTCAACACCCTGATTGGCTTGGTTGAAAACCAAATCCAGCTCATGTACAACTTGGGCCCGATCGCACCGACTGGTGTCGCCGGTGCTGTGGATTACGGACAGCAATCACTGCGAACAGAGGCACACTTTGGTCCACCCCCTGTTCATCCTCAGCCTCAGCCCGCGTTTGTTCCGCCTCCTTCCGTGTTACCGCAGTACGGTAACCAAGAGATCGTTCCACCTGTCGCGTACCCGCAGCAGCCTCCCGCACCTGCGACCTTTACGCCACAGCAGCCCGCCCCTGTCTCTGTGCAGCCACAGCAGGTAGATCCAACGATGGCAGCGATGTTCGGGCAACAGCAAGCAGCACCTCCCGTGCCGCAAGCACAGGCTCCATTGACACCCGGGCAGCAGTTAGGCTATGAACCGCTGCCCGGGGCGGTGCCTCAACAGGCTCCTATCCCTATCAACCCAGCGCAAGCCCTTGGCCTTGAGCCTCACCAGCAGGTTGCTCCTCAATTCCACGAGCCGACCGCAGCACAAGAAACCGCTGCCGCTGCTGCTGAACTAAAACCTGAACCCCCTCGCCGTCCCGGCCAGAGTCTGCCGAGTGCCGAGGGAAAAGCTAGTATCCCAGCCATTCCGGCTGGGTTGGTAGGGGGTGACGCTGCGACAGCGTTTGCCAATCAAAGCGAGGGTCATATCCCCACGATGGTGGACAGGATCCCCGCTGTAAATAGTTCGTACATGATGGTTGATGGGCCCGCGTTGGATCAGATGATGACCACTCGTGGCATCAGCTTCGATCCCGGCGAAGACAAGAGCTGGAAGGTCAGGCGTCTCGACGCTTACGATAATGCAGCTCGCGGCCAACTTTCACTTGCACAATCAAGGTAGCGCAGGCTATACTGGAGACAGACCATGTGGATTTTATTTGATCCAGAAGATGGTTCGCGGCCCCAAGGGGCTGCTGACACCGAGGTTGCAACGGCAGACGCCAATGTATCCACGGGTGAGGTTGACTCGAAACCTCAGACATTTAAGTACCAGAACCGAGAGTTGAACCACGGTCAGGCCCAAATGGTCGTGCAGTACCTCAAGGGGGATAGCACTAACCCTGCCATCCCATCTGACCTTAAAGCGTTTGCTGACGAGTCACCCAAGTCCGAGGCCACTGGCGAAACTCCTGCGACACCTCAGATTGGTGAGGCTAAGGCTGCCTCGCAGACTGCGCAAGCGGAAACTGCGGAACAGACCACGGCAACATCAACACCCAACGATCCCGGCAACGTGCAGGGCCAAACACACGATGCCGAAGAGTTGGCAAAAGCCACGCAGGCTTTGTTAGCGCAACAGTTCCCTAAAGAACTGGTTGAGCAAATGCCTCCCGACGAGCTGATTCGTCGCGGTGAAAAGGCTGCGAAATCGCAGGCTCATTTCAACCGTACGATCGGCGAGAAGAACTCTGCGGTCGAGTCTATGCAGGCTCAGATCGACGAGCTAAAGGCACAGCTTGATACGCGCATGAGCGAACCTGATGGCGACGACGACGATGGTTTAGCTTCCATGCTTCCTGACGACGAGCCCACGGGCTACGAACGTCATGAGCAAGCACTCAAGGAACAGGCCGAATCGCATCAGATAGAGCTTGATGCGGTGCGGGCTACCACTGAGGACCATAGTCGGCGTAGCGACGAAGCGTTCATTGAGATCGCAAGGCGTGATCTCTACTCGGAGTATCCTCAATTAAAGGACTCCGAGAAGTTCAAGGAGGTTCATACCAAAGTGTATGAACTCGCGAAGCTTGAGGGCTACCACGATGATGAATCTGGTGAGCCTGACATTCCTCTGTTAATGATGGATGCCTCTCGCATCGTGCTTGGACAAGAACAAGCAAAGCAACAGCAGTCGGATCTCACGACTCGCTATCGAGAACAAACCACTGGGCAACCAGACGATATAGATGATATGGCAGATAGTACGATTGAGGGTCAGCCGATGACCAAGCGAGAGAAGATGCTTTACGCATACGAACTCCAAACCGTTCATGGAAAAACCCCAGATCAGATCCGCCAAATCACGGATCGTATTCCCGAAGCAGCCGATTAGATCCGTACCGATAAGTACGGAGTATCCAGATGTTAAGCAATCATGCTGACTTCTTGGCGTCAACTCGTGACCAACGCGTCGTTTCAAAGCAAACGCTTTTGAACGAAGCAACTAAGAACAACTATTTTTTCTTCAGCACAATGATGAAGCGTGCTGAGCAGAAGTTCAAGGGTGGTGACAAGTTGGTTGACCGCATCCAAGGCGATGTGGCTGGCACGTTCTCGTTTTACAACCCCAATGATGAGTTTGCACCGACGCAACAAGACACGCTGAAATCAATCAGTGTGGACTGGGCGTTCGCACAATCTCATTATGTCCTAATCAAAGAAACTGCGTCGTTGAACTCGGGCGATCCTATCGCCTACCTCGACTACGTGATGTCGCTTGAGCAGGGGTGTGTTGTTGATACGATCAACGGACTCGAAGAAGCATTGTGGGCTAAGCCCGACAGTCGTACCATGGAATCGTCAAGTGCCGATCCCATTAACCCTCTCTCCCTCCTCTGCTTCAATACTCGTGACGGTCTGGCTCCAAGCTCGACCAACGGTGGCATCGCCACTGGATCGAGCGATTGGACAACTCTTCAGGGCCTATCACCTTCTAACGAAGCGTGGTACCGCAACAAGTTCAAATCGTACACGGCGGCAACGCCTGACAACCCCGATGCTGGTTTGATTTCTGCGATGGACGACATCGTGCTTCAGACCAAGTTCGAGTTGCCTGATGCGATGAACAAGTACGGCGAAAGCGAAAGCTTGCAGAAGCATTGCATCACGACCAGTCGTGACGGCATCGTCTTCTACAAGGCTCGCTTGCGTGCCTTGAACGATCGCATGGAACAACTCCGTGACCCGAACATCAACGGTGTTCAGTACAACGGCGTTCCATTGGTCTACGTGTCTGAATTGGATGGACTTGGTTGGACTGACAATCAGCCCGACTACATGTTCTGGGACTTTAATTACATCGTCCCATTCTTCCATTCTGACACGTACATGGACGAAACGATTTCCACAGGCGGAAGTCGTCAGCCCAACAGTACAGTCGTGTTCAAATTCACTTGGTACAACATGATCAACAGATCGCGTCGTCGCCAAGGTCGTTTGTTCGCAGCGTAAGTTTAAACCTGACAGGGGGCGGATGTTCCGCCCCCTCCCTTTTGTTATCACTGACGTAGTGGTAGCAAGACGAAGATGTCAACTCCCCAACAAGGAGGCAATTTAATGCCTAACGTCTCTAATTATTCTCACATCCTTCCCGGCATCCAGCGCGAAGGTAAACCCCTCCAACGTGCCGTCACACACTTTGACGACTTCATCGTTGGTGGATTCAAAGCGGACGCCGGACTGTCGATGGAAACCGATCCATCGTCAAAGTTCGGTACAGTTGCCAACGCAGGTGAATGGTTCCTTTCCCTCACGGGTACTGGTACCAACATCATCTCGGACGCTGGTCCCAATGGTATTCTTACTATGACGACTGGTGCGACCGAGAATGACTCGAATGAAATGCAGCTCAACGGCGAGTCTTTCAAGCTGGCCACTGGCAAGCGTTTGATCTTTGAAGTTCGTGCTAAGTTTGAAGACGTCAGTCTGTCAAACTGGTTCATCGGCCTTGCTGAAACTGAAGTTAACGTGATCGACGGCGTGACCGATTACATCGGTTTCTACAGCAACATCGACGCCAACGCCCAGTACGGCGTGGCCAAGAACGGTAGTGCTGCTGTCCAAGGCAGCAAGACTGCGGCTTCGACCACGCAAGATGGTGAAACCAATGGTGACACCGGGGTTGCCTTGGTCGATGACACCTTCAATGTTTTCCGTTTTGAATGCAACGGCCTCAAGGCGAAGTTCTTCGTGGACGGTGCTTATATCGCCACGCTCAATGCGATCGAAGATTCAAGCGGCAACAGTCAGGATTTCCCCGATGATATCAGTGTGACTCCAACTCTTGCCATTCAGAACGACTCAGCTGCGGCAGAGAAAATGGAAGTGGACTATATCCTCGTTGCCGCTGATCGTCATTAATGCGCCTGACCCAGCCACTGGCTAAGGTGTAGTCTCCAGCCATAGAAGGGGGTTCCTCCCCCCTTCTATGGTTTTATTAAGGATGATTTACAATGGAAGATATATCAGGCGAACTAGTCACAGTTTTAATTAGTGTTTGTGGCACGCTTGGTGTGGTTGTTGGCGCGATCGTTATGATCATGAAAAGTTTATTCAAGCGGCACTTGCTGTTCTTGGATCGCCTTGAAACAAACATACAACTTCAGACCGAGAGTGTGTCGAAAAGCGAGCAGCACCTTGCTGCTATTAGCCAAGCAAACACTGCCAACATTGAAATGCATCGGAACATTTATAGCCCTTTTGCTACGGTCCTGACCAACGACGCTATCCGTGAGTTTATGGAAGCGCAGAAGTTGGTTGTTCAGGGCGCACCAGACGAACAAGTGCTGGCAAAACTAGATAAGGGTATCTCAATTTTAGACTCACGGGAAAGGTAAATAGAAAAGTTCGGTTACTCGTTTTTATAAGGATAAAGCATGGCAAATCAAACCATCAATCAAGTTCAACGGACGTTTGTCCAAGGGTCTGCTCGTCAACACATTGAAACGGTTATTCGATTCAAATCCCTGTTAGACTCTTATGTTGATGACTATGACAATCAGCAGACTCCTATTGCTGAGACTGCTGATATTATCAATGACAATAGAGATTTGACCGCACCAAGGGATGATGCTCCCAACCTCACGGGTAATGACCTCAAGACGTTGCGTGACCTGTCACAGATTATGTCTAACACGTTAGATACTGCTTACGAGAACGATTTGATTTCCCTAGCAGCACGACCTGTATCATCCATCCGTAGAGGATAATAATGGTAGATCGGTATTACGCCAAAAAGACTACGATTGTCGCTTCTCCGAGTGACAGTAATGACGGCCTAGACCCTTGTGGGTTTGGCCTCAGTACTGCTGCGTGGGACGACACGGCCAAGACGCTAACCCAATCGGGAGCGTTCAGTAGCTACACATGGGCATCAGGTCACTTGATCTGGGTTAAGAGTTCAACCAGTTCGACACTGACTGCGGGTTATTATGAGATCACCAGTAAGACTGATTCTGACACTATTGTTCTCGCCTTGTACACATCACCCCGCGAAGATTTCTCAGGGACATGGGGTGCAGGCAACGACACAAATGTAGTCACAAGCAGCGGGCCATTTTCAACAATCAGGAAACTGACGACAACAGTCCTGCTCGGCGGCGACGAGTGCTACATCGACAACGGTGGAACATGGCAAGAATCTGGCGGTCAGTTCAGTTGGGGCAGTATCACTGGAGACACATACAGTATTCCGCTACACGTTATCGGGACTGATGGAGCAGGTGTTCCCTTAGCCTTTCCTAACCGTGTAACTATCACTGGTGCGTCGATGTCCGCTGGTGCTGAAATCATGTATACAAACGATGGACTCCACATGGAGAACCTTCGGCTAACAGCGGCTAGAGATAACGCACTCACAACGAGTGGCTCGATGGTGTCGCTATACAACTGTGAGATTGACAACGCTTTTGACATTGGTTGGTATATGAACAATCAGGATCAGAATGTCGCTATCGGTTGCGAGTTCCATGATAACGGCGAAGATGGTATTTACCAAGCTGCCGGGACTTTCTTATTCTGCTCTGTTTACGATAACGGTCAAGTAGGTATCTATGGCATAAGCACTGAGCTTAATATCCATTGTTGTTACATTTACGGTAACGGCGAGCAGGGGATCAGGAAGCATAATACAGACCATTTAGTTATATCAAACTCGGTCATCGCAAATAATACGCTGGACGGTATATATTGTAGTGGCTCTGCCGGTGTCAGGCTGGCGGGCGTGATACTCGCAGGTAACGGTGGGTACGGTGTGGAGATAGCCTCAACATCTACCTCACGACCAGCGGCAGCTGGTCACGGCGTGATCTTTTGGAATAACACTAGCGGCAACTTTGGAGGTGCTGGAATCAAAGCGATGGACTTCGCACTTGGTGTAAATAGTTACATCGACGCAGCTAGCGACCCGACTGCTGATTCTGTGAATGACGACTTCTCGATTGACGCAAGTGATGAGGCTTATGAACTGATGGGTTCAGTGGCAGGAACGATTGACCCTACTGCCGCAAACGCGATGGTCTATGATTCTGGAGCGTTTCAAGTTCGCGGCGGCGGCGGCGGCGGCAGCGCAAGCGGTGCCCGTAACCCAATGAGGGGACCAATGGGATGAGTAATTACTTTGGCGACATAGCAGAAGATGCAACGATCCGCATCCCGTTTAATACGTTTGATAGTAATGACCCTGCCGCAAGTGTCACGGCCACAGATTTGGCTGACGCGGACATTAAGGTTCACAAGGACGGTAGTGCCACGCAGATCGTAACTGACGGGGCGACTATCTCGATTGACTTCGACGGGGCTGCGGGTTGTCACTACGCCATCATTGATACGAGTGCTCACTCGGATTACTCAACCGGGTCAGACTATGACGTAAGGCTGGAGGGGATCACCGTGGATGCGGGGACGTTGAACCCGTGGATCGGATCATTCAGCATTCAGAACCGATACTCAGCCGCCGCAATCGACGCAGTTAAAGCCGAAACCGCACTGATCGTCGCTGACACGAATGAACTCCAATCAGATGATGTGCCGGGATTAATCGCAACGCTAGACGCTGTGGTCGATACCGTCAAAGTCGATACCGCTGCCATCCTTGTAGACACCGGAACAACCATCCCCGCCACGATCACAACGATTGATAATGAGATCGCAACTATCGATGGCATCGTTGACGCGATACTTGTAGACACCGGAACAACATTACCAGCAACGCTTGCGACTATTGATGGCATTGTTGACAGCATTCTTGTAGATACTAACGAGCTTCAAACTGATTGGGCTAATGGGGGCCGACTCGATCTTATTCTTGACACTGCGGCGGCTGGCGGTGGTGGTGGTGACGCGACCGAGGCCAAACAAGACACGATCATTGCTAATTTAGCTACCGTAGATGGTATCGTTGACAGCATTCTCGTTGATACCGGAACAACCATTCCTGCGACGATCACCACCATTGACAACGAGATTGCAGTGATTGATGGCATCGTTGACGCGATACTCGTTGACACTGGAACAACATTACCAGCAACTCTCGCAACCATTGATGGAATCGTTGATGACATCCTTGTAGACACTGGAACGACGATACCCGCAACAATCACGACAGCACAAAACGATCTTGACATTATCACCGGAGCCAGCGGTGTAAATCTATTAACCGCAACACAGGCGAGCATTGACGCGATTGAGGCAGACACTAACGAGCTTCAAACTGATTGGGCTAATGGTGGACGCCTTGATCTTATCCTCGACACGGCTGCGGCTGGCGGCGGCGGCGGCGGGGACGCGACTGAGGCTAAACAAGACACGATTATTGCAAATCTGGCTACCGTAGATGGTGTAGCAGATGCTATACTGGTAGATACTAACGAGCTTCAAACTGATTGGGCTAATGGTGGTAGATTGGATTTAATTTTGGACGCAATCTTGGTAGATACATCAGCAACAGGTGGTGCAGGTGCCGATGCTACGACCCTCGATCTCAAGGTCGGCGGCGTTGCATTAGCAGATGCGGATGTGTGGCTGACAAGTGACTCAGCAGGCAACACGGTTGTAGCGGGTACCAAGCAGTCTGACTCAAATGGCGAAGTGTTATTTATGTTGGATAATGGCAACACTTATTACATCTGGGCTCAGAAAGATGGTTATAATGCAATCCAAGGTGAGTCCTTTACAGCGAGTGCTGACTAATGGGTAATAGCTTTACATTAACGGCGGCGGCGGCAGGGTCTGGGGTCGGTAAGGATGTCGCGTACTATCGTGGCCAGATCCACAACGCTCTGGGTGGTCGCATGGACGATCGCACCACGATCTACGAGGTCGTGAACGATGCGGGTCGTTACATGTTCTCCATGGAGGAGTGGCCGTTTAACAAGCGGGTGCCTACTGATCTGGCCTTCACGGCG